CAGCATTTATGTATGTCGTGCGTGGATCGTATGCCAGTGAAACGGAACGAGCCAACCGCGAAAAGCATCTCAAAGCCAACCCACCTGCGCCGGGTTCCGTGCTGGTAATGAACGCCAACAACGGCGAAGAATGGGGCATACTGTCCGCTACACTGGACGCCTTCGACGCCAGCATGGATGGTACGGCCATAAAGAAAATGATCATGGATGGCGCTGGTCAGCCGATGCATTGGCACGCCGAAGGCGAAAGCGCAATCTCAACCACCGCAGAAGCGGCGGGAACTCCAACGTTTAGAACGTTGGAAGAAATGCAAAATGACTTCTTCGAGATGCTGATCGATATGGCGAAAATCGCCTTGGAAATCAAAGGCATGGCATTACCCGAAGGTAAAACCATCTGGGTTGATGGTCCAGACATCACCGAGCGCGATAACGCCACGCTTGCGCTTGCGTTGGGTCGCGCTTATCCACAGCTTGCGGATATGTTCGACCGTGACGCCATCAACGCCAAAGAGTTTATGCGCCTCACCTACAAAACCTTTGCCGAAACATGGGACGAGTCAATCACGCCCAAGATAAAGAAAAAGCCATTAGTAAAGCCAACGGAGCAACCGCAAGCGGATCCAAAAACCGATACAAGCGATCCGCAGGAGAGTGAATAATGCCACGTCCACGCGGCGACCGTCACAGAGGGCGCAGGATTATCCCGATTGTCGAAGGACGATCAGGAGGTACTAAATTCCGTTTTGTCGGCGGAGCCAATCCATCGTCCACAATCACCAGACCAAACGGAGTCGTGCATTGGGGCTCCTGTGAAGTTGGAAAGTTGAATACCGCCTTGCCTAATACAGGTCCGAAAGGCGAGTATGAAGTTGTTGATCCAAGAGATCGGAACTTGAGAACGCCTTACTCCTCAGCGATACTGGACAGAAACCTAAAGGAAAGAGAGTTTAGGGAAAATTACATTACTCCTATATTTGCTTTCGTGTCAGCCTTTGCGGGTGGCGGCGGTCAAACAACTACTGCACCATTATCAGATTACGCAGAAATTGGAAATGTGATAGCAAATGCATATCAAGGTGTAGTAAACGCGGGAGCCGGAGTCTTAGGAACAGTACCCCAGGGCGCGGGAGTACCCGCCGCCTCTGGTTCAAAAGGACTTCCAGAAAAATCAGGAACACCACCGATGGCGCCATTGAATACAGTCAAGTTCACAGGATTTAGTAAGCCATGCCAAAAATGATGCTATGGGAGTCTAGTTCGATCAATCCATGCCCATCTTGCGCGGCATTGCACGGACAAATACACAGCCAAGGAAAATGGCAAAGCGCAGGACTCAAGCCCCGCGATCATAACCTACACTGCCAGGAACACTGCTCTTGCACACTCACAGAGATCGACGCCGAAGAACACGGCGATTTATCATCCGTTCCGCTTCGCGGATCGGAATTAGGAGAAAAAATGCTACATGAAGCCACAATCACACTCACAGCCAAGCCAACCAAGGAAGGTTTTGAAATACTGGCTATCAATACCGGCATTGCCAAGGGACATGGGATTACCTTCGGGCGTGACGTGCTGATGCAAGCCGTGGAACTCTACGAGTCCATCCCTGTATTCATTGACCATGCCGGACTTGGTAACGCGCCATCCGTGCGCAATCTGGCAGGGACAATCACAAACCCGCGTTGGAACGAAGAGCAGCAAGGTATTCAGGGCACGCTAATCCCTTCGGGTCCTGCCAAAGACGTGTTATTGGCAGTCCGTGACGATGCGCTTTCCAATCCGGCAATCATGCAAGCCGTAGGTTTTAGCTCGGTTGTCAATGTTCAGCTTGACAACAAAGGCAACGTTAAGAAGATCATCCGCGCCCGCTCTGCGGACGTGGTTATCGATCCCGCGCGTGGTGGAAAATTTCTATCCGCGTATTCAGGTCAACAAGGAGAAAACACAATGACCAACCCCAACGATGAGCAGGTGCAATTGACCGAAACCCAACGCACCGCGCTCGAACTGCAAGGCGTGAACGAAACCATTGCAGAATTACAGAGCAAGCAGAAACAGGCCAATGAAATGTTGCTTGCTCAATGTGAAAGCCTGTTGGAAACTTCTTTGAGCGCGTCGAAATTACCCGCCGCCTCACAGAAGGCAATCAAGAAACAGTTTGCCGCGCGGATTTTCAAAGTCGCTGAATTGCAGGAAGCGATCACCGAGAAGCGCGAAGAACTCAGCGAGATCAACGCCGCGTCCAACGTGCAGGGACCCGGACGACTCTCGATCAGTTCCATGATGACTGGTAAAGAAGAATTTGAAACCGCGTTGTCAGACTTGCTCGGCGCGGAACGCGAAGAAGAAAACAAGAAACTCCGCGTCCGCCCGTTGTCTGGTATCCGCGAAGCCTATCTAATGGCAACCGGCGATCAATCTTTCATGGGCGGGTACTACCGTGAAGTTGCCTTGGTGACGGCGAACTTTCCCGCCGTTGTTGCCAACATCCAAAACAAACTCCTGCTAAAAGCGTGGAAAGACTTGGAACAGCATTACGGCTGGTGGAAGAAAATCGCCACTGTCGATCACTTCAACAATCTCAATGATGTGGCGTGGATTCGCACCGGCACTATCGCCAGCCTGCCGACCGTTGCAGAGCGTGGAGATTACACGGAACTCCCAATCGGTGACAACAAAGAGACCGATGCCTGGGAAAAGTTCGGTGGTTATGTGCCTTTGACCATCGAAGCTGTACTCCGTGACGATATTCGCGCATTCAAGCGCATGCCGCGCGAGTTGGCAATGGCAGGTATTCGCAATATCTCAGAGCAAATTGCCGAGATTTTCACGACCGGAAGCGCGGCGGGTCCGACTCTGGCAGATGGTGGCGCATTATTCAATGCAACCGCCGTAACCACTGCCGGCGGACATGCCAATCTTTTGACTACCGCGCTTGGCACGGATTACACGGCCTGGAACACCGTTGCCGCCGCCATGTACAATCAACCGATGCTTGTAAAGAACACATCCGGCTACTATGGCACAGGCAAAAAGATTGCAATGGATCCGTCATTCGTGCTGGTTCCGCGTGCGTTGAAGAACCAAGCCGAAGCCCTGTTCCTGCCGCGTTGGGAAGCCAACGCCCAGAACGTTGCCACCGTGTCACCGTCATGGGGTGGACGTGTCGAAGTATTGACCGTGCCAGAATGGACGGATGCAACAGATTGGGCGGCAGTTATCGATCCGACTCTGATGCCGGGCATAATGATCGGAGAAATCTTCGGCATTGAGCCTCAGATTTTCAGCGCATCGAGCGAAGTTGATCCCGCCATGTTTGCCAACGACGAGAGTCGGATCAAGGTGCGTCAGTTCTTAGCCGTGGGCGTGGCTGATTACATCCCGCTCCACAAGAGCAATGTAGCCTAGGTCTTTAGCGCGACTGGAACAATGAACGCGCTTTGATGAGGGGCGAGCATGGATGACTCGCCCCTCCAAAATCTTTAGTCACTCAATCCGCATGAAGATTGAGAAGGAGTACATATCATGCTTGAATATCTGTTACTTTTCCTTGCCATTGCCTTTATCGGCGGACTTGTATTCTACGGTCTGATGCCGTTGGCATTCACAGACGCCACCTTACGAAATGACATTGGCAAACTTCGCGCGTATATCGCGCGACGCTTCGCCTACCTCACGCGCTACGGCACGGAGTTGGGCGGTTACGTTCACGACGCCGCGATTTATGTCTGGATTCCCTTTACGCAATTTGCACACAGCGCAGGGACGTGGACGGCAACGGTCGCATCGAATGTCTGGTACACACGGCGCACCGCCGCAGACGCCGCCGCAACAACCTACATTCCACTTGGAAATTTGCTTGCCAATACCGGCGACCTGAAGGGCGCATACGTCAAAGCGATTGACTTTTACTTCCGCATTGTCACCGGCGCACTCGACGCAATGGAAGCGCATTTGTATAAAGCCACACTTGCGGCAGATGGATCGCTTCTCACAGTGGCAGAAGTGACCACCACCTACGATAGCGGTCACGATAGCGCCGCAGAGCGCATTGACGTGGACGAGCACAAGATGACTCTCACGCCCTCCACTCCATTTTGGATTGACGGCGACGGATCGTATTACTTTGTTGAAGTCGTGTACGATGGTTCTGCTACCGGCGTAATTGACGAGTTCGGCGCAAATGTCAGCTTGACTGTGAGATTGTAATGCTCCAGTTGGCATGGCGTTACGCCTCACTCAAAGGGACAACCATACTTGCCCATCGGATCATAGATAATTCGATTATCTTTATCCTTGGGTCAGGCGGAAAATTCACGATGAGTACCCGCGAACTTGAAGAAGCAATCGCCAAGCTCGAAAGCGCCGAGCCGTTGCCGGCTCCTGCGCTTCTGGCGCAGGAGAAAGAAATACAGGCGGCAGAGCCGCCAGCAAAGAAAGGTAAATCAAAACGTGGCTAACCTCTCGAAAGCCCTCACGTCAAAGAAGTTCTACGCCCTGTTGATCGGTCTGTTATTCCTATTCTTCGGGGAACGCGCCGGCGTTACCGCCGCGCAATTGAGCGAAGCCGTGACTCTGATTGTCGCGTATATCATCGGACAGGGACTTGCGGACATTCGTAAAGCCTGATTCTAGGCGTCTGTTATGACAAATAACAGGCATATTTTCAACGCAATCCGCGCTGGACTAGGCTTTGCCTAGCCAGCGCGGAAAATGCCCGAAAACGGGCATTTTTGAAGGACAGCAATTATGAGCGATTCATTGACTACCCTTATTTCAAAGTGTCAGGTTTTATTGGGTGACGATGGAACCATCTTCACCACCGCATTATTGACTGCGGCATTTCGCCAAGCACTTACAGAATTCAACCGCATTATTCCAGTGAACGCCGCAGTTCTAATCACTGGAGTCAACGATCAGTACGAATACGAATTATCAGATGAAGATGCAAACGCTGTAACCATTCTGGATGTTTTGCGTCAGGGTGATAATGGGGATGAAATAGACGTATCTCTTACCTATGATAAGTACGATGAGGACGAAAGATTATTCTTTCGCTTGCGCCAGCCAGTGACCGACTCGGATATCCTAATCGTCAGGTACACCAAGAACCACACAGTAAACGGATTGGACTCCGAAACGGAATCGACCTTGAAGTCATGGGAAGATCAAGTATTGCTCGATGGCGCTTGTTATCATGCTGTGTTTACCAGGGCAACATCCAGAATAGAGTCAATCAATCTCTCCAAAAACCAATCCGACAATTACCGCGAAGTGGCAAGCCACTTTCGCGCCGCGTTCAACGCGGGGCTTGCCAATATCGGACGCAACAAACGCGCTCCGGTTGGTGAACCGGATACCCGCGCATGGAATGATGGTTACCATGGATGGGGGCAGTAATGCCGAGAGTACTAGATGCGGCCCTTGAATCTGCATTCGACAACCATACAGGGGAGCCTTATTTTGTTGTTACCATCACCAATTCTCAAACGCTTGTCGTCACATTTGAGGGACAAGCTGTTGGTTATAAATTACAACCACTAGCATTGTCTTTCAAAGTACAAACCAGCACATATCTAGATGTTTCATCAGATGATAAAGTCATCCTTTCGCGCGGACTGACCATACTAGGGGTGACTTACACCGTCGAAACATCGAATTTTTTTGTTATCGATTCGTTGTGGGATGGAAGTTTTCAGATGTTCAATTGTCACCTTATCCCCGAAAAATACTATACATCATCGGGTTACGACACATACGAGAATGTTATAACAGACTTTTGCGCACAATTTGATAAAACAGCAGTGTTCAAAGATCCGTCTGCCGCATGGCTTGATTATATTTTTTTTCCAAGTGGACGCAATGTTACGCTTAATAACGCCCAACGTTTTTTTAATCTCTTACGCCAAAAGTATTTCATCTTTGCAACCGACAACGGCTCTGACGAAATATTGTTCTATACAGCATTTGACAGCAATACAACGTCGGATGATGAAGCGGACGCCGCGCATTGGAAGATAGACAGGGAGGAAAATATCAAGCGTCGATTCATTTGGCGGGATGAAAACAACACAACACACGGGAGCGATCCGTCATTTTATGAGATTATAGATTTCTATGCGGCTACAAGCCGTGTAATGTCGATCATACGACTTGACGATGACTCAATCATGGCGGGAGGTTATGCCGCCGCGCCTGCAAATTTTGGTCGCCGAAGCCAGGACGAAGGCAATGTGTGGGGTGCGAATGGAACATTTCCCGTAATTGGATCGCCGGGTCAAATACAAAAGCTCTGCGATTTGGGGAGCGGTATAGTTCTTGCGTTGACAACCAGCAATCCCGCGCGAATTTATAGAAGTACAGACTATGGGGCCACATGGTCAGATATCGGAGTACTAGGAACAGGTACAGCACCAAGCAATGCTTGGGATGTTACAGCAAATAACAATATAGTATGGGTGGTAGCAAGTGACAATAATGTATGGAAAGTTTATAAATCAACCGATGCAGGGGTAGCATGGGATGCAGGTACTGCCATTGTTTCGGCATTTGATTATCATTCCATTTTTGCGCTTGACGCATCGATTTTGCTTGTAGGTCTGAGTACGAATCCTGGAAATGCGAAAAAGACGTATCGATCCACGGATGGCGGCGCTAATTGGTCGGAAGTCGCAACCGTGGAACTATTTAATTTTTTCACAATCTCTACCACGATTTATGGAGTTGAGTACAATACAGGCGCAATTTACAAATCACAAGATTCAGGCGCGACATTTTCCCTGGTATCGGCGGCAATTGCCGCACGAAAAGTGATTCCATTGAGCGATACGAATTGGATCGCGTTCGGCGCGTATACGTTCTATGAGACAACGAACTCAGGCACAGCCTGGAACACGCTTGTAATCAATGACAACACGTATAATGTTTGGGATGCAATGCACCTGTCGGATAGGAAATTTCTTGTTTCATGGACAGAAGCCACGCTCAACGCACAAATTTTTTTATTTGACGCGGATAACATTCAGGAATACCCTACTCACAACTTGGGTTATCTGGAAAGTACCGCGTCACCACCAAACAGAAATACCGCCTCTAATACACCAACCTTTGATCCGTTCCCCATTCACCTGAAGTATTTGTCGGGCGATCATGTAACTGTAAACCTGTTGCCAACTATTGAAGTTTACGAAATCAGGCGGGTGGAAATTATCGAAGAATTGGACATTAAAAAAGAAGAAATACCTTGGCGCATATACATGAAGCCTACGGAATGGTTGTCTACAACGGAGGCAGGCAATCTGCCATCTACATTGGAGGCATCAGCGCCTTACACGCCATTAGTAACGGTAGGATTTAATAATAATCTAGACTCAAACATAAACAATTTGCAGGCTTTCGCGGATGCTGTTGACGATTTAGAACTAAACAACGCGGAAGCGATTCAGGATATCATCGGCGCAATGCTGACAGGCAACACAGAGACAGGGATCGCAGTCACGTATGATGATAGTGATGGGACGATAGATTTCGACGCGCAGACGGCGGGCGACGCCCGCTACACCCAAACAGCCCACGACCACAACGGCGGAGATGGCGGAACCATTGCCTACACATCCCTATCCGGCAGACCGATAGCAGAAAACAATACCAATTGGATCTACGGCGCTTCATCCCCAGGCGGGACAAGTGCATTTGTTGGTACGATCAATGGCACACCTTCGGGGACATCCGTTGTTTACAATGTAAGTAGTGGAACCGAAGGTTCAATGGTTCCATCAGCCACTACCCATCTTGCAAAGATGCGGCTATACAATACAACACGCGGAACAAGTGCGCTTATCTCAAACGTCAATACCGGCACGAATACCATCACGCTTACAGCTACCGTACCAGCGGCATGGGCGAACGGCGACACTATCACGATTGCCAGCCAAACCGTGACCGGCGCGCCGATCAGTTATTGTGACTTCGAGATAACTTCGGGGCCGACAAG